ATGGCAAATATGACCAAGCGGTACTTGAAAGAAAAAGGAATATGTCAAATGAATTGTTTGACCAAGAATTTGGAGCACAGTTTACATCTCTTGAGGGGCGTGTTTATCCTTTTAGGGATGAAGATATCGGGGATTTCCCTTTTGACCCAAAACTTCCAACATATTGTACTATTGATTTCGGCTACCGTATGCCAGCCGTTTTATGGCTTCAAACCTATACTGAGGGTGGCATTGAGCATATAAAAATAATTAATGAGATAATACATGAAAAAGATATATCAACTGACAAACTTATTAAAAAGATACTTAGCAAGGATTACAGGGTAGATGCTTATTATGGTGACCCGGCTGGCGGTTTTGTTCAAGGACAAACTGGATTGGGAGACATTGAAATTTTCAGGAGAAGTGGTATTCGAGTCCAATATAAGCGTGATAAGATGAGTAGAAACATAAGTTCAAGCGTAAGTTATGTTAGGGGATTCTTTGAGAGTGCTGATGGACTCAGAAGAGTCCATGTAGATAAAAAATGTACTGGGATTATAGAAGATTTCCAGAATTATAGATTTCCAGAGTCATTAAGCGGTAAACAACTAAAGAACGACCCTGTTAAAGACGGATATAACGAACATGGAAATGATGCCTTTAGATATTTTATAACAAACAGGTTTCCGATGAAAAATCAAAAACTACAAAGGATTAAAAGATGAGTATAGTACAAGACCTTTTAACAGAACATAAATTACTTTCCGCACAAAGAAGGCGAAAGGAGATTAGAAAGTATCTGGATTACTATTCAGGAACTTCAACGACACAATATATAAAAGAATATTTTGATGGTGAAGCATTTAATGAGATTCCTCCCTACGAGGCAAATTTTACCCGTAAATTCATCAATAAAATCTCAAGAATATATACATTAGGTGCTAATAGGAGTTTAGGGTCTATATCCTTAAATAAAACCTACGAGAAGATAACTGAATTGAAGAATGTCAGAATGAAACACTCGGAAAGGATGACTCGTTTGCTGGGAACTATAGCCAATCGTGTATTTTGGGATGAAAGAAAGCAAATGCTTGACTATAGACCTATTTATTACTTTGAATGTTACTTTGATGAAGACCCATTTAAACCAACTGCAATAGTATATCCGCTTATGAATAAAGTTTATGACCTTTCTGATAGAACAAAGCTACAATATGCCTATTGGGATAGTAGTACATACGCTATCACAGATAATGATGGCAATATCATTAAGGAACAAGTTAATCCCTACGGGATTCTTCCTTTTGCCTTTACGCACAGGGAAGACCAGTTAGATGAATTTCTTGTTGAAGGGGCTGGAGACATCATTAATTGCAATGAACAGGTAAATATTGCACTTACAGAGATGCAATTAGGCATGAGATTCAATTTATTCGGTCAACCTTGGGTAAAGGGTGTAGATTCAGACCAAAATCTGATGAGAGCAGGAAGTAATGTGATTTTGGACATGGGAGATGATGGCTCTTTCAATATTGCAAGTCCTCAAGGGAATATAGAAGAAGCAATAAAGAATATCAAGTTCCAAATAGAATTAGTAGCCACAAATAACCATTTATGGATACAATGGTCAGAAGAAGGTGGTGAAGTTCCTAGTGGTATTTCCCTTATGGTCAAGGATATGGAGAGAAAAGAGGATTATTTTGACGATATTGCTCTATGGCGTATGTATGAAAAGGATTTATATGAAATAGAAAGGGTAATAGCAGAATATAATGGTATTTCTCTCGCTTCAAGCGATAAGTTCAGGGTAGATTTTGAAGAAGTTGAATATCCAAAGACAATTCAAGACCAAATATCTAAAGACACCTTTGATTTAGAACATAATCTAACAACTGATGCCAAAATTATGGTTAGAGATAATAAAGACCTTACAATTGAAGAAGCACAGAAGATAATTGATGAGAATGAAGCTGTTAATGGTACTGTAGCCGAAGAAGAGCCTGAAGAGATGCCAGAAGATAGTGATGTTATAGATACACAAGAAAAAGACTGATGAAGATTTCATTTAATATAACACAAAAAGGGAATTTACAGGTACTTGCTGATATTTTTGAAAATAAAGGTAAGACAAAGTTTTTAATAGGTAAAAAAGAAAACTATACTCCATTACTTGCAGAAGAAATGAAAAAAGTAATAAGTGATGGCAATGTACTTATTCCATTAAAAAAGTCTACTAGAGATATTCGTAGAGAAAGAGGAATAGCAGGAAATAAACCTCTGTATGCTACTGGAGCTTTACATGATAGTATAAAACCAACTAAAACTGGTGTTAAAATGAAAAAATATGGTATTTGGCACGCTGTTGGATTTGATACTGGAGCTAAATCAATGATACCAAATAAAGATGTACCAAGAAGAAGATTTCATGCTGCTGTTATGAATGAGAAAACCGCAAAAAGAATTAGCAATGAAATAAGTAAGACTTTCTCTAAAAACCTTAAAAAGGCAATAGGTGCTGGAATGGTAACAAAAATTGGGAGATAATATGGATAAAGAACTAGAAGCGATTACAAGATTACTTGATATTATCAAAGATATAGTAATACAAAATAATAACCTTATGGGGGTTCTTTGTGAAGAATTATCCCCACCTTCAGTCCCTCCCCAGACTTCCTTCCGTTCTGATGATTTTATACACGAAATATTTAGACACCACGCAGAAAATGAAATCGCAGGGGAAACTTAAACCATTAGGCAGAAGATACAGTTGTTTAGATTGTGGGCATCTTTGGATTACTTTTCAAAAATCCGGCTACTCTCCTAAATCTGAACAATGCCCCCAGTGTAGCAGCTTTCTTATAGAAAGGATGGCACATAAATCCAAGGCAAAAAAAGTTAAATGACAATTTTGTCTAGTATATATTATATATTATATTATACTTGTATTATTATATTAGACATTTTTGTCTACCCCCCCTAGACATTTTTGTCTCTATCTACCCTTCTTCTGGCTTAGAATAGAACTCTGCATACGCATCACATTCACTGCAAGACAGTGTAGCTACTATGCCATCGCCTTCTAATCCATAATCCTCATAACTAAAGTCACAACCCCAAATCATCTCTGAACCGCAAAACCAACAGGGATTTTTAACATTCTCTATATAGCTGTAACTAGCCTTGCCATTACTAGAAGTAGATATGTTATCCATTTTTTTCCCTCCTTTCTAATTCGTCTAACCATTTATTAAACTCTGTATTGTTATGCCTACCTACGCCTAAAGTCTTCATACCTACTTTCTCAGCCCTTTTTCTTAACTTATAGGCTTCTCTCCTTTTTCCTAACTTCTTCTCTCTACCAGTCTTAAATACTCTTAAAGGTTGCTCTGTAAATGTAGGTGTCTTTGGTCTCTCTGGCTCTACTACCTCATAATCAGCTTCTACTGGTTCAGTCTTTAAAAATCTCTCAAAAGGACTCTCATGTTTTATAACTATATTTTTCTGTAACTTACCACTATGTTCTAAAACTAATCTCCCTGCTTGCACATTTCCTGTCTCAGCTTCTCTAACCATAGCATCCAATACCGAAGGTAATCTACTATTATATAAGACCATATACCTATCATAGAAAGTCTCCACAAATCCCGGTTCTTTATACCAGTTAGAAATTGTTCCCTGTGTTACTCCTGCATGGTCAGCAACTTCATGCTGTGGGGCGGTTGGGTTATCTATCAAATACTCTAAAGCAAGTACCTTTTGTGGTTTCCATTTGGTTATTTCCATATATAAACTTAGTCATTTGGGCATTAAATATCCAAATCTAATTATGGGCATTGTCCATGTGGGCATTCTTATATCCATTTGGTGCGTTTGATTGGTATACGCCACTCTAGGAGACTCCATCACCCCTTACCCATTACCCACTGCTCTAAGTTCATTCATTGTTGCACTTACAGGTATGGTACACTCTTTGTATAGGGCTGTATTCATAGAAGGTGGGTTACAGTACCCTAAAAAAGGGCAAATAATAGGGTGTAGGGGTAATCATACAAAATAACTAAAATAGTTTAAAATAATCCTTGCCTTGTATTTAAATAGTCCCTATCTTCTTTTAGTTATGGAATGCACACACACACAAAACAGAGGAAACAAAATGAAAGAATGTTACATATGTGAAAAAAAGGAAAGAAATTTAATACATTTTCGTATGGTTAGGATATGTAAAAAATGTATTGATTCAGTTTTAGGTATTAATGAAAGAATCAATGAGAAAAAGAATTTTGATTCGATTTTAGAGTATAGCACAAAGGAAACAAAATGAACATATTAATTTTAGAACTTACTCTTGGAATGTGTTTTTTTATCGGTTTGGCGTTCTTAGTCGAACAAGTAAAAGAATGGGCTTTAAGGGGTAAAATAGATACAACACACCATGATAACAAGCCTTATTCACATTACTACATTTCAAACCATAAATAAAAAAAGGAAACACAAAATAAAATGAAAAATGAAAAAACCTACTTAAATAAAATGAAAAATGAAAAAACCTACTTAATTGGTAAACAAGCCTTAACTATTGAAAAATTGGAAAGAGAATATGAACTTTTGAAAAGGAAAATAAATCAACTATGGTTAGATGATTTTATCCCCTCAAAAATTTCCTGGGAAATGGATAAAGAGGAAAAAACCTGTGAAGACTTTGAAACTTTTTTGGAGAGTTTTGAGGGTGAGATAAAAGAAAAGGAAAGCAATAAATAATTTGTTTCCTGTGATGGGGGGAACGATCGTTCCCCCCTTTTTTAAGAGATAAAAAAAATTTAAAAGTAAAATAAAAACACAAAATAAAAAAGGAAACAAAATGAAAACTAAAACAGATGTTTTAAGGTATGTTTTAACCACTAGTGACAGGGGGTTTACTCACCGACCTGTGAATGGGTTTGATGTTAAAATGAATAAATTACAAAGTGCTCTTTGGCGGTTAGAAATATTTCTTCACTTAGTTATACATTACATAAAAAAGGAAATAAAATAAAATGAATTTAGACAAAATAGAAAAAGACCTAGCAAACAAATTTGAGAACTATCCTGATTGGTTACAAATTATTTTAATGGTAAGTTTTTATCCAGTACTTTGTACGATAGGGTTAGTTACTCTTACAGGTTGGTTTATTGTAATAGATTTTTTGTTAAGGGGTTAAACATGAACATTTACGAAATAAAAGAAAAAACAAAAAAAACAGAACCATATTTTTTTAGTAAAAAAACAATGCAATTTTTTAACCAAACTTTAAAAGATTTTAAAGTAAAAGAACAGAATGATGGTAGGTTTAAAATATCGGCAAATTCTCTTTATAATCATAAGACAATTCGTTTTTTTAATCCTAAAAATAATAAACTTGAAATAAGATGAAATTAAAACTTGATCATAAAATAAAACAAAATTTAAATAATGAAAATAATGATTATTGCAAAACCTTAAAATCTATGGCTAAATTTTTAGATATTCCTTATTCAAAAGTTTTGATCTTAAGAAAAAAAGTTTTAATGAATTATAATTATAATTTATGGAATATTATTTTTAAAAAAGGATATTCTAAAGAATTATTTTTAGATGAAATTAAAAAAGATGTAAAATTTAATAAAAAATTAAAAGATTTTATAAATTGCAAAATAGGAAATTAATATAATGAATATTCATATTTCTAAAATGACTGGTAAATTAAAAGGTATAAAAGCTATTAATACTAACACATTAACCAATAAATTTTGCATTTCTAAACATAATAGCAAAAAAGAAAATTCAATTTGTAATTTATGCTATAGTTTTGCAATGTTACAAACATTTAGGAAAAAATGCACTGAGAAATTTGAGTATAATTCTAATTTATTAAGTACTAAACTGATCCCATTTGAAAATTTACCTTTTATAAATGAACAAATTTTCAGGTTTTCAGGTCACGGGGAACTTATAAATATGCTACACCTAATTAATCTAATGAATTTAGTCAATAAAAATAAGGGTTGTACTTTTACACTTTGGACAAAAAAAGCTAGTTTAGTAAATTCATATTTAAAAGGAAACAAAAAACCAACTAATTTAATTTTAGTTTATTCTAATGAAATTATAGATACAATCGCAAAATTACCAAAAAATTTTGATAAAACTTTTAACAATGTTTCAAAGGATACTAATAAAATAAATTGTTTTCAAAATTGTATTGATTGCAGATTATGTTACTCACACAATAAAACCGAAGTAATAATAGAAAAAGTAAAATAAAAAAGGAAAATAAAATGACTACATTGACCCCTGCATATGGAAGAGATTATAAAAATAAAAATGATGTTATAACTGATTTTAATAATAATAAAGATTTTATTATAAATGATATGTTTTCACCTTATAATGGGAAATCCTGTAATAAATCAGATATAAAGAATGTTTATAAATCAGTAAAAATTCGCTATAATAAATTACAGAAAATTTGCATTGTTAAATTATAAAAGGAGATTATAAAAATGAATAAAACAGATAATAAATATTATAATGCTATTATAAAAAATTCTGCTTTAATTGAATCAGATTATTTACAAAGCAATCTATCAGCAGGTTTGTTTACTTTAACTGAATTATTGCAGGTTATATTAAGAGTTGATAAAGAAAAAATATTAAATGATATTTTAGAAGAAAAGGATATTAAAAATGAAAAAGAAAACAATGTACAAAGCTGAAGTAAAAGTTAATGGTGATGAAAAGTGGTACTCAAATGCTCTTATATTTGATACCAAAGAAAAAGCAGAGGTTTATGCAAAGGATTTATTTAACAGATGGTTATTAACTACAGATTGGAGAGTTATAAATGCCAGTAAGTAAGAATAATAAAAAGAGTTATAAACATAAAGATTGGAAACGGAAACAAAATATTAAAAAAGCAAAAGTTAAATTCTATGAATCACCGAAAAGAGAAAAGGAAAAAGAAAATGGCAATGCAGATTGAATTTAAAGACGATTATAAAGAGGTATCCACTTATACTGGGTTAATAAATGAGAAATATAAATTTACTGTTAAGGT